TGACCCTGACCGCAGGCACGGGTGTTGGTAAGTCATCGGTTGCCCGTGAACTTGCGTACCACCTGATGGGCGTGGGTGAGAAGGTGGGCTACATCGCCCTTGAAGAATCCATCCGTAAGACATCCGAATGTCTGATGGGCATCCACATGGCAAAGCCCCCACACCTGTGGGACGAGAGCATTACGTTGGAGATGAAGCGTGAGGCTTTTGAGAACACCGTTGGCTCGGGCAAGTGTGTGATGTACGACCACTGGGGATCTATTGATCCGAGTAACCTCCTCAATCAAGTGCGGTACATGGCTCGTGCGATGGACTGCAACTTCATCTTTATTGATCACCTTTCCATCGTGGTGTCTGCTCTGAGCGAAGGCGACGAGCGTCGGATGATTGACAACACCATGACCAAGTTGCGGAGCCTGATTGAAGAGACTGGTGTCCACCTGTGCCTGATCTCACACCTCCGCCGTCCAGAGGGTCGGTCACACGAAGAGGGTGGTTCTACTTCTCTTGCCCAACTCCGTGGCTCTCACGCCATCGCACAACTCTCTGACGCAGTGATTGGCTGCGAGCGGAACCAGCAGGACGATACGAACGCCAATCACTTGACCTTGCGTGTTCTGAAGAACCGTTATGCTGGCGACACGGGCGAAGCCTGCACTCTGGAGTACGGTCGTGAGAACGGGCGACTTCTTGAGTGGGTTCCACCCGATATCGTTGAGGTTCCGAATGGCGAGTAAGCGTTACGAACGCATCAGGAATATGGGCTTCAGCCGCTGCCGAAAAGGGCTGGAGTTCCATCCTCCTGTTGACATGAAAACAGTTCAAGATGTAGAAGGAGCGAAAGGTGCGGAGTACTGCGACATGCCTTGGAAGGGCGAGCCGTATCCATACACCAAGATCGCCAAGCACATCAGCGAACAAGAAGGGCGACCAATTACGAGACAGCGTGTGGAGCAGATTGAAAAGTACAGCCTGATCCCACGACTCAAGTTGGGTCTGGTACAAATACCAGAGATTCGTGATCTACTTATCGAGATGGGATACAAGCAGCAAGTAAAGGAGATTCTGAAGTATGCCGAAGAAAATAATCTTTGACATAGAGACGAATGCAATCAAGGACTTCAACACACTGTGTGGCCTGAAGACTTGTCATTGCATTGCCATGAGCATCGACGGTGAAGACCCCGTGATCATGGACAACGGTGATGCACTGCAACTGATGCAGGAAGCAGAGATGCTGATCGGGCACAACATTATGAAGTTTGATCTTCGTGCCCTCAAACGTTTGTACCCCGACTTCAACTACCAAGGCGAAGTGCGAGACACTCTGGTGATGAGCCGACTGTTGTTCGGGGATTTGATGTCAACTGATCATCAGTCCATTGAGTTCCCAAAGAAACTAATGGGTAGTCACTCACTCAAAGCGTGGGGTGTCAGGCTGGGCATCCACAAAGGCGACTTTGGTGAAGACACTGATTGGTCATGCTTCACGCCGGAGATGGCTGAGTACTGCAAACAGGACGTAGCGGTAACCGCTGCTCTCTGGAAGCGGATTCAAGAGGAGGATCCTGACTTCCGCCCCACCCAACTGGAACACGACTTCGCGGCAATCATTCACGCACAAGAGATCAACGGATTCGTGTTCGACGGAGAAAGGGCTAGAGCCTTACACTCCACGCTGCTCGATGAGAAGTGCCGCATCAAAGAGCAACTTCAAGAAGTCTTCCCCCCAGCCATCATCCAGTTGAAGACAAAGACAAAAGAAGTACCGTTCAATCCCGGTAGTAGAAAGCAAATCGCGGAGAGACTGATTGAGAAGTATGAGTGGGAACCTGCTGACTACACCGAATCTGGACAACCCAAAGTAGATGAAACAGTACTAGCGTCCCTCCCTTACCCCGAGGCCAAGTTGGTTGCCAGATACTTGCTTGTCAACAAGCGTCTGGGCCAACTGGCCGAGGGGGAAAACGCATGGCTTAAGTTGGAGAAAGGGGGGAAGATCCACGGCTCTGTGAATCCATGTGGTTGCGTATCTACGCGATGCACACACAGCAAACCCAACATGTCTCAAGTCCCCAGCGTAGGCTCCCCGTGGGGTAAGGAGTGTCGTGAACTCTTCACGGTGGAGCCGGGAAACGTGTTGGTTGGTGCAGATATGAGTGGGTTAGAGTTGCGTATGTTGGCCCACTATGTTCACCCGTATGACCAAGGTCGATACACTGCCGAAATACTTGATGGCGATATCCATACAGCAAACCAAGAGGCGGCGGGACTTGAGACTCGCAACCAAGCCAAGACCTTTATCTATGCCTTTTTGTATGGAGCGGGTGATGAAAAGATTGGCTCCATCGTTGGCGGTGGTCGTACTGCTGGTCGCCGCATCAAAAAACAGTTTCTTCAGAGAATGCCCGGCATTCAAAAACTACAGCAAGCCATCAAGACTGCGATTCGGCAACGCCCGCATTTGGTGGCCCTTGATGGACGGAAACTGAAGATCAGGTCAGAGCATTCTGCCTTGAACCTCCTTCTCCAGTCGGCTGGGTCAATCGCCATGAAAAAAGCAACAGTTAATCTGTGGTTCTACCTCAATCGGATACCAAGCATCAAAGCAAAACAGGTGGCTCATGTCCACGATGAGTTGCAGATCGAGTGCCGAGAAAGTCAAGGCCACGAGGTTGGTACTTTGGCGGTGGATGCAATGCGAGATGCTGGAGATGACCTTGGTGTCAAGTGCCCTCTGACAGGTGAGTACAAGATCGGTTACAATTGGGCTGAGACACACTGATGGAACTACCCGAAGACAATGAACTGTTTGATGTCCCCGCAGAAGCCATGATCAAGGAACTGCAAAGTCGGTTCGATGAGATGGTGTTCCTTGGGGCCATGAACCTGACCAAGAAAACAGAGGACATCACGGTTGCGTTCAGTGGTTCATACCACGCCGTCATCGGTCTTCTGGAGATTGGCAAGATGGCATCCAAAGCCGGAGGAGCGTTGTCTGAAGATGAAGACCCTGTTGGTTGATGGAGATGTAGTCCTGTACGAAGTCACCACCGCAGTGGAAGAGGCTATCTGCTGGGGCGATGACTTCTGGACTCTCCATGCCGACATGAAGGTGGCACGGGGCAAACTCAACGCCAACCTTGCAGCACTCAAAGAAACTCTCAAGGCCGACCACCTAATCATTGCACTCAGTGATGTCGGTAACAACTTTCGCAAACATCTATCACCTGAGTACAAAAAGCACCGCAAGAAAAAGCGGAAGCCTGTCATTTACTACGAACTACGCGAGTTCTGTGAAGATGTCTACGACTGTGTTTGCTGGGACAATCTGGAGGCGGACGATGTTCTTGGCCTCCTGTCCGACTCGTATGTCAATTCAACAATCGTGACCATCGACAAGGACTTGCGAACCATCGCGGGTAGTCACTACAACCCAATGAAACCGGATGAAGGTGAAACATGGGTGGATGGTAAAGAAGCAGATTTCAACTTCTACAAGCAAAGTCTGATGGGGGATCTGGTGGATGGCTACAAAGGCTGTCCCGGCATCGGTCCCAAGACGGCTGAACGCCTGCTCAAAGAGCATGGCTCCTCGTGGGAAACAGTCCGTGACGCATACCTAAACGCTGGCGAGACAGAGGATTACGCTCTCCTTCAGGCTCGCATGGCTCGGATCCTCCGTCCCGGCGAGTACAACGAGCGAACTGGAGAACCAATCCTATGGCAACCGTGAACCGTGCTGAACTACTGCAAATCCATTCTGAGGTCTGTAACAAGGCCAGACGGCTTATGGAACGCAAAAACCATGACTATAGCGGCGGGGACAACCAAGAAGACCCATTTCTCAACTTCACAAGGGTAGAAAAGTTAGGAATCACCACCACAGAGCAGGGCTTCTTGGTTCGGATGACTGACAAAGTCAGTAGACTCATCACGTTCTGTCAGACTGGAACCTTCAAGGTAGAGGACGAAAAACTTGAAGATACCATTACTGACCTAGTTAATTACTCCATCCTCCTGTACGCCTACTCTATGGGCACTAATAAGGACACCTCTACGGAATGAACGATTCAAATACCCCCTCAAATGACATTCCCAGCGAATTTCAGTCAGGTAACTGGCCTGCTATTCCTGAATCAATTATTACTCGTTTGAACGAGTGTTTCCCCGAACGATCCGCTGATTTGACATGGGACGAGAAGCAAGTTTGGTTTGCGTCCGGTCAGAGAAGCGTTGTTCGCTTTCTCAATCAAGTGTTCTTAGAACAGAACGAAACAGTCCTATAAGGAGTCAACTATGTGTGTAGGTGGTGGTGGCGGTGGTCGCCCTTTATTTCAACCGACCCCCATAACTCCCGTGGCTCCTCCAATGCCTCCGGATCAAATCAACTTGCAGGGTGTTCCCACTATGGCTCTCCAGCAAATGATGGGACAGGCTCGGGCAAAAACTCAGTCAGAACTGCGTCGTGGTAACCGTCGTTTGGGTAGCCGACGCATGATGACTATTCCAAAGAGTAACTATTGATGTATCAGACAGGCACTATGAGAGGACAGTACGAGAGAATGGCAGCACGCCGCTCTATGTACCTTGACCGTGGGCGTGATTCGTCGCGTCTCACCATTCCGACATTGCTGCCTGACGCTGGTAACAACGAAGCCACCAAGTTCGCTACCCCGTATCAGTCCGTTGGTGCGAGAGGTGTGAACAATCTAGCCTCTGCTCTTCTTCTTTCTCTACTCCCTCCCAACGCACCATTCTTCCGACTTATCCTCGATGAAGGTGAGGAGAGGAAGATTGAGGGCATTGACCCAACCATTCTCTCGGAGGTAGAGGATTCTCTTTCTCAAATCGAACGGGCCATCAACAAAGAGATCGAAGGCGGCAACATGCGTGTCTCTCTCTTTGAAGGACTCAAACATTTGATTGTAACTGGCAATGTGCTGATGTACATGCCAGAGGATCTACCTGTCCGAGTATGCCGCCTTGATCGGTACGTTGTCAAGCGATGTCCACAAGGCTACGCACGATGCATCATTCTCAAAGAGACAGTGCATCCCTCGATGTTGCCGCCTGCGATACGAGAAAAAGTAATGGCAGGTGTGGAGTCTTCACAAGAAAATGTGGAGATGTACACAAAGCAAGAAGCAATTGACATAGACAATGTTGAGATTACACAAGAGGTCGGCGGTGTACCGATTCCTGAAGTAACCCAGCAATTCAAAAAGAGCGAAGCCCCCTTTCTTGCACTCCGCATGGTTCGCGTCGATGGTGAAGATTACGGTCGCGGTTATGTAGAACAGTACTACGGCGACCTGTCCTCCTTGGAGGGTCTGAGTAAGGCCATCGTTGAGGGATCTGCGGCGGCTGCTAAGATCCTGTTTCTCGTTAACCCGAACGGCACAACTCGTGCCCGGACACTTGCAGAGTCACCCAACGGTGCAATTAGAGAAGGATCAGCAAATGATGTCAGTGTATTGCAAACGCAGAAAGCGGCGGATTTCAGCGTTGCTTTTAGTGCAATCAAACAAATTGAAGATCGGCTTTCGTATGCATTCCTCCTCACCGAATCAACTATACGCAATGCGGATCGGGTCACGGCTGAAGAAGTCCGACTCGTAACGCAGTCGATTGAAAAACAACTGGGTGGGATTTACTCCGTACTGTCTCAAGACTTCCAACTTCCAATGCTCAAGCGAGTAATGAAGCAGATGTCCAAAGACAAAAAGTTGCCATCGTTGCCGTCCGACAAGATCGTGCCAACCATCATTACTGGTGTGGAGGCATTGGGTCGTGGTTCAGACTTGAACCGATTGGACAGTTACTTGGCTGGCATTGCACAGATTTTGGGTCCGCAAGCAATCCAAGAATACGTCAATGTCTCTGAATACCTCAGCAGGCGTGCTGCCTCGTTGGGTATTGATCGTCGTGGTCTTGTTCGTACTCAAGAAGAACTTGATCAGATGCGGCAACAAGCCGCTATGGCCCAAATGGCCCAACAGGCTGGACCGCAAGTGCTTGCCAATGCGTCCGATGCCGCAACCCAACAACCAGAACAATGAGTGACCATCAATCCGTAAACATCATTCCCGACAACATGGAGAACGCTCCATCGTTGGAACAAGAAGCCGCAGCAATGGAGCAACAACTCGGTGAGCCGCAAGCCCCGCAAGAAGTCGAAGTTGACGAACACACCGAGGAACGACCCGCGTGGCTCCCTGAGAAGTTCGACTCGCCAGAAGCCCTCGCAGCCGCCTACGCCTCCCTCCAATCAGAGTTCAGCCGAGCAAGAGGCGAGCAGGTAGAAGGAGAGGACTACGGTGAAGAAGGTGAAATCGAGATCGCACCATTTAGCGATGAAGACATGATGCCCTTCACAGTGGAGTTTGAGCAAACCGGCGACTTGTCTGAAACATCTCGGCAGGCGTTGGCTGAACGTGGGCTACCCCGTGAGATGATTGATCGCTACGTCGAAGGTATGCAGGCTCAGACTCACCTTGAGTTGATGAATGTGTACGACACCGTGGGTGGTGAAGATAACTACGCCGCAATGGTTGACTGGGCTGCTCAGAACCTTGACCCTCAAGAGCAAGAATCTTTCAACCACATCGTTACGACTGGCGATCAGAATGCGATGATGTTTGCAGTAAACAGTCTTCGTGCGAGATGGGAAGCGTCAGGTCAAATGCCACAGCCGCAGTTGTTGCAAGGCGATTCTGGGTTTGAGGGGGCATCCGAACGCTTTGAGTCCTTGGCTCAAGTTACTGCCGCAATGAAAGATCCTCGCTACAAGACGGATTCTGCATACCGCCGGTCTGTTGAACTCCGTCTTGCTCAATCTCAAGTCCTGTAAGGAAATCACATGCCTAACAAACCCGGATACAAAACTACAGAATTCTGGCTGTCTCTTTGTGCAGTCGCCCTTGGTGCGGTCATCGGATCAGGAGCCATTCCTGCGGACGGACCTTGGGTTCAAGTCGTTGCCTTGTTAAACACAGCCTTGGTAGCCATGGGCTACACAGGTTCTCGTCTGACTCTTAAGAATGGAGCCAAGTAATGAAGAAAAAGATGACTCCCAAGCAAAAGCGTTTGGCTGCTCTTGCTCCTCCTCGTAACAAAATCACCAAAGCCGACATCATTGTTGGTGCAAAAAAGAGAGGCGGTAAGAAGTAATGGCTTACGGCAAACCTAAGAAACCAGTTCCGGTTAAGAAACCCAAACCAAAAAAGGGGTATTGAGCATGATGCATCGTAAACGCAAAAAGAAAAAAGGGGCAATGCAAAAGTTCTTGGAAAAGAACCAAGTTTTCAAGAGCATGAAAAAACCAATGACAGCCCCTACTGCTTCAGGCGGTGGCTTGCTTCGCCAAAACTTGAAAATCGGACCAGCAGTTCTTAGTGAAGTGGCAAACCCCCAAGTCGGTGGAGCCATCCGAAATCAAGCGGGCACTGTCCCCCCACGCGGAAATCCTCTTGCACCTAGACCTGTCCCCGGTCTTCGGCGTGAAATGGAAAAAGTAAACCGCCGCGTTCGTCAGAGGTTTGGGGCTAAGTAATGTCTAGTCCAAAGCCCACCAACCCCGCCTTATGGTCACGGGCAAAAGCGTTGGCTCGCAAGAAGTTCAAGGTGTACCCGTCTGCCTACGCCAACGGCTGGGCGGCTAAGTGGTACAAGTCCAAAGGTGGTGGATGGCGTGGGGGTAAGAAATGAAGCATGCTAAACGCTCTGACATGAAAATCAAGGCTGACAAGAAAAAGTTCAAGCCACACATGATGTTCCCTAAGGGTGGTGGTAAACCTAAGTTTGCCAAGACCTACGAAGATCACATCCGACTTGGTAAGCAGGGGTACGGGCATACGAAGCCCAAGAAATGAGTTATCAAGGCGGTCTTCGGAAGTGGTTCAAAGAGGACTGGCGTGATGTCAAAACTGGGGAGAAGTGTGGTCGCAAGTCAGCCAAAGGTGGATCAAAGCGTCCCTACCCAGCATGTCGCCCAGCAGCCGTAGCAAAGCGACTTTCGATTAAAGAAAAAAGGGCCACTGCTCGTCGTAAGACTGGGAGTGGTCGTGTCAATTGGCAAATCACCGCATCCGGTAGAAGGAGAAAACGTGGCAATTAATTATCGTGGCGAAAGATTCTCCGGCTACAACAAGCCCAAGAGAACCCCCGGCAAATCCAAGAAGTTTGCTGTGCTGGCAAAGCAGGGAAGCAAGGTTCGCTTGATCCGATACGGTGATCCCAACATGAAGATTAAGAAGAACATTCCCGGTCGGCGTAAGAACTTCCGAGCAAGACATGGCTGCGACAGCCGACCACCAAGCAAACTGTCTGCTCGATACTGGTCATGCAAGAAGTGGTAAAATGTGGAATGCGCTATTTACTGCTTTGTTTCAGGTACTTCTTCCATTCGTACTTGCGGGCAAAACCGCCAAAAACGCCACTCGTCCTCCTGAGCATCACGCTTGGAAGCGTCGGATGTCAGAGTTCGAGCGTCGTATTCGTGGAAGAAAGTGATGGACTCGTGAGGCTCGGCCCCGATGTCCGTGGAAAAGTCTACTATTGGGATGGTGAGGGATGGTCCCTCTCGTCTTCTGTAGTCCGGTTACCAGAAGGTTGGTATGCCGGATCTTTGAATGGTTCCGACTCGCGGCCCGCTCCGGCGGATAACTGAAAACGAAGAACTGATCAACTGTTTTAGGGTTTATTGAAAAAGGAGTCACAATCGTGGCATATTCAATTTCTAGCCCCAACCGTTTTGGTACGAATGCTGCCAATACAGGTGCAGGGGTTGATGCACTTTTTCTCAAGGTTTTCAGCGGCGAAGTCCTGACCACCTTTGAGGAAACCAACTTGATGATGGGTCTGCACCGTGTGCGAACCATCGCCAGCGGTAAGACCGCCCAGTTCCCAGTGACTGGCGTTGCTTCCGCTAAGTACCACACCCCCGGTGAAAGCGTCTTGAATGACGATGACGGTGCAGGCAGTCAATACTTGTCTTCCATCAATCACAGTGAAATCACCATCTCCATTGACGGTGTTCTCACCTCGTCCGCATTTATTGCTGACATTGATGAAGCCAAGAACCACTACGATGTGCGTGGAATTTACTCCACCGAAATCGGACGGGCTTTGGCTTACCACGCGGACAGGGCTGTTCTCCGTACCGTCATTGCAGGGGCACGAAAAGTCAGAGATCGTTTCTCCAGTAGCGATCTCACTAGTGCTGCTGACATTGTTGCTAACAAGTATCTCGGTGGTGTGATCAATATTGATGGCTCTTCTGGTGTCGGCACGGAAATTAACTCCGAAGGTCAGTACGGCCAAAACACGGGTGCTACTGCAACTGTGGGTAGCCAACTTTACGAAGGCATCTTTAAGGCTGCAAACCTGATGGACACCAAGAACGTGTCTCGTGAAGGTCGCTTCTGCATTCTCAGCCCAGATAACTACTACAAGTTGCTGACTGAGAACAAGGATGCCATCAACCGCGACTTCAACCCAGAAGGCAACGGTTCGTTGTCCGGCGGTGAGTTGGTCGAGATTGCTGGTGTTCGCATCCTGAAGTCTACTCACTTGCCAACTGCTGACGAATCTTCGTCACAGGACACAAACTTGGGTGACAACTCCATCAACAACGATGTCTTCGGCGTGTCGCAGGGCGGCTACTCCGGCGTTGACTTCTCTAAGACCCAAGGTATTGTCTTCCAAACCGAAGGCGTGGGTACTGTGAAGTTGATGGACCTGTCTATGGAGTCTGAGTACTTCATGGAACGCATGGGTACGCTCATGCTTGCCAAGTACGCAATGGGTCACGGCGTTCTGCGTCCTGAATGTTGCTACGAGTTGGTTGACAGTGTTGCCTAATCGGTTACACTAAACTCGTCTGAGTTCTCCACTTGGGGCCACCCGTAGTTCTGCTATGGGTGGCCCTATTCTTATGCAAAAGGAGCATCAATGTCTGTTCAAATGACCACGGAACTTAATGCGGTAAACACCATGCTTAGTGCTATTGGTGAACCACCTGTAACTACGCTCGATGGGCAAACAAATGCTGATGCTGCTATTGCACAAAACATCCTATTAGAAATCAATCGTGAAGTACAAACAATGGGTTGGCACTTCAACACCCAACACGACGTTGAGTTTGTGCCAGATACCGACAAGCAAATTGTGCTTCCTACTAACGTGGTACGGATCGACATTGATCCTCGTGCCCGTAACACAGATTCAGACACAGTTCAATCTACAGTTGACAATCGAGACATCACTCAGCGTGGAACACGCTTGTTTAACCGATCAAAGAACACGTTTGAGTTTGAGAAGAAAGTAAAGGTAACAGTCATTTTCTTGTTGCTGTTTACCGAACTACCAGAAGCAGTACGTCGCTACATAACAATCAAGGCTGCTCGTGTGTTCCAAGACCGTATGGTTGGCTCACAAAAGCATCATGCGTTTAGCCGAGCCGACGAGATTCGTGCTTTGGCTTTGATGAAAGAGTTTGAGATGGATACATCAGACCACACCATCTTTGAAAACTACGACATCTTCCGAATCGTGGCACGAGGAGATGCACAACGGGGTCTGCTCTAATGCCACTGATCCTTACTTCTGTTCCCGATCTTACCGGCGGAGTGTCGCAACAACCTGTGTCACAACGTGGTGTCAATCAATGCGAAAACCAAGTAAACGCAATGCCATTGATGGTGGGTGGTCTAATCAAGCGACCTCCACTTAACCACGTTACCGAGATCAAAAACGGAACAAACAGTATTGACATCAACGCCAATGCTTTTACTCATTTTGTGCGTCGAGACAACGACGAAGAGTTTGTTATTATTGCAGACGGTAACGGTGGCCTAACAATCAACACGCTTGATGGCACATCGAGAACGGTGTACATCGACAATAACCTTGCTAGTGATGACTTTTACATTGGTAACGATCTTGATGCTCCCGGCAATGCAAACGACCTTGCAGATCCCGGTGCAGTTCTTCGTGCGTTTACGATTGGTGATGTGACATTCATTGTTAACACAGCGATTACCCCTGCGATGGCTGCTGATGTAGCACCTAACTCTCGTCTTCAAGCCAACGAAGAAAAAGAAGCATTGATTCGGCTTAACGCAGCCCCCGGACTGGACAGCACGTTTAGCATTACAGTCAAAGTGGGAAGTGCAAATGCTGAAACAGCAGCAGTTTTGTTTGAAGGTGGCTCCGATGGTGAGGTGGCTGATATCAGCACAGTTGCAGAAATCTTGGTAGATGGTGATGTCAGTGGACACACGGGTTACACTTATGTTGCAGGGAGTGTTGGTTCAGGACTTAGTGGAATTGCTGGCATTACTGCTCAACACGCCAACGGTGTCATTCACCTTGATGCGGACACTACCGACTTTACGGTAACCTGCTCAGACTCTTTTGGTGATGCAGCGTCCACGGTTATCCGAGAGGCCACGACGTTCTTTGGCAGCCTTCCTCCTACCGCACCGCACATGATGATTGTCAAGATTGAGGGCAACCCTGAATCACAAGTTGACGATTACTATGTGCAATTTTTTGGAGATGGTTTGTCCACCAGTTTGGCTAAAGACACCAATGGAGCCTTCACCAACCCTGACGTTGGAACGATGGTGAAAGGTAAGTGGGTAGAGTGCCCAAGGCCCGGAGTTGTATTTAAGTACGACTACAAAACAATGCCACACATCTTGGTGCGACAACCTAATGGTACGTTTGTATTTACTACAGCAGACGGTGTGCAACCTGTTGACCCCGCCGATATTCCCAACGCTACAGGAAGCATCAAAACCACTGTTGACTGGGCCACGTTCAAGTTTGCTGACCGCACGACTGGCGATGATCTTACAAACCCACTACCTTCGTTTATCGGTCAAGCCATCACAGACATTACGGTGTTTAAGAATCGACTTGTAGCAACAAGCGGAGAAAATGTAACGCTTTCCGAGATTGGTTTTTTCTTCAACTTCTTCCGAACCACCGTTACCCAACTACTGGACTCCAGCACCATTGATGTAGGGGTGGGTGGAACAGAGATTGCCAAACTAGATCGGGCTGTTCCATTTAGTGATCGTCTCATGCTCTTCTCGCAACGTGCCCAGTTCTCTTTGGCAGGGGAAACAGTGCTGACTCCACTTACTGTGTCGATTACTAATGTGACGGACTTTGATGCAGATACTACTTCAGCCCCCGTTCCGGCTGGTGCGTCTTTGTTCTTTGCATTTAAGCGTGGGTCGTTCTCTGGATACCGAGAGTACTTCAAGGCTGGCACAGCGGCAGACATCCAGTTTGATGCGTTAGACATCACAGAGCAAGTTCCTAAGTTTATCGAGGGGACAGTCAAGCGTGCTGTGACCTCTACTCATGAAAACCTACTTGTGATCCAAGCGGCTAGTGCAACCAAACTTTACGTTTACAAGTACAACAATACCAATAGAGGCAAAACACAGTCTGCTTGGTTTACTTTTGAATTTAGTAACGCCACTGTTGTCAATATCCAGTTTGTTGGAACATCCCTGTTCATGTTGGTAAAAAGGGGTAGTAAGACATTCTTGGAACGCATGGACTTGCAGACCGGCCTCAAGGACACAGGCTCAACTTACGTCACCACACTGGACCGACGCTTTTTGATTGCAGACCGAACAAGTGCGACCGAAACCACCACTACTTACACCATTACTGGTACAGAATTAGACACCTCACTGACATACAACGCAGTTACTCAAGGTGGGGAAGTACTTACCATCAATAGTGTTACAGCAGCCGGTGGCAATACCACTATTGTTGTTAACTCTGTCGTAGACGCTGGAGTGTCGGTGTTCTTCGGGCTGCCCTACACCATGACTTACGAGTTTTCCAAGCCTCTGTTGAAGCGAGGAACGCAGGACGGCAAGATTGACGTTGTGTCTACAGGTCGCCACCAGTTGCGATACATGACACTGGAGTACGACGATACAGCCTCGTTTACTCTTCGTGTTACGCCGCAAGTCGGGGGTGCTGACGGTACGCCGATTGACTACCCGTTCAGCGGTAGATTCTTAGCGGCAACTGCAACGCTTGACAATATTCCCAGCGAGACTGGCTCCTTCCGCATTCCGATTTTCCTGAAGTCTCAGAATGCCAAGATTGAAATTATCAATTCGTCGGCACTTCCTAGTAATATCCAGTCAGCGGAATTTGAAGCACAGTACACCACTAGGATCGAGCAACAACAGTGACCGGAATCGTTGAGTCAAAGAAATCACATGTCGCCGCCGTCTACAACAACCTGAGACAGGCAGACCGCGACGAAATCGAGGCGTTGGGCAAAGATGCCTTTACGTCTCTGCGTCAGGGGTTCCGCGAGTCCGCTCCCTGCTACACATGGATGTACGAAGACGAACCCTCAGCCTTACTGGGGTGTGTGCCTTACAGCAATGGAGCAGCAGCCATCTGGATGCTTGGCACTGACAATATTGCTAACCATAGGTACGCCTTTATGAAGACTTGTGTGCCATTTCACAAAGAACTGGTACGTCCCTACCAATTAACCGCAAACGTCGTAGACGAAAGGAATGAGGTTCACATGCGATTCATTAGATATCTCGGATACAACTTTATTGCACGACGTTTAATGGGGCCAAATCAAATGCCCTTTATCGAGTTTGCGAGGTTAAACCATGTGTAATCCAATTGCCTTTGTTGGCGGTGTTGCTTCTATTGCTGGAGGAGCGGCACAGAGTAGAGCAGCGCGGCGACAGGCTGCACAACAGGCTGCGTACAACCGACAGGCCGAAGCCGTTGGTCGTATCAACTACGAACGTATGGTTGCTTATCAAGCCCAACTGGCAGAGTTCCAAGCAGACCAGTACACCGCAATGGCAGTCTCAAGTGAGCAAGCCCTCGGCAACGTGTTCGGATCAATCTTAAATCGAGTCAAGCAAGTAGAGTTGGCAACCAAGCAGAACGTCACCAAGTTTTCGCAGCAGGCCGCATCTCAAATGGCGTTTGGCAAAGCATCGGCTGCTGAGTCTGGAGTAACTGGCAACAGCATTGCGTTGATGGCTGATGGCTATGCCAAGTTAGAAGATGAGGCCAACACCAACTCTTTTGCCAACTTGGAAGGCGAGATCCTCCAGCAACAGGCAACGATGGCTGGATACCGTGCTTCGTATCAATCTGCACTTAACAGCAAACTTCCCCCACCCTTGGCTCCAGTCCAATTGCCAACACCGCAGGGTCAAGTTACTCAACCTTCTTCTGCTCCTTACATCCTTAGCAGCGTTGCTCAGGCTGCCAACTTTGCGATTCCGTTCTTCAAGACCTAAAG